ATCAATCAACTATGTTACTCTTACATTTGTTGCCACCAGAACTGGTGTTAGCTTTGAAGAAGTAGCAGGTCGAGTTTAATTTATTATATCTAAATAACAAAAGGAGATTTTAAAAAATGGCAGCAATTCCGCAGAGAACGATTTCTCAATTTAAATCTAAACTGGTTGGTGGCGGTGCTCGCCCCAATCTGTTTGAGGTTCAAGTCAATTTCCCTGATCAGGTAAATTTGGCAATCCAAGGTGATGGTGGTGGAGAATTTGATGGAGATAGATTTAGATTTTTATGTAAATCAGCAGCTCTACCTGCTTCTAATGTCAATAATTTAGAAGTTGCTTTTAGAGGACGTACTCTAAAGGTTGCAGGAAATAGAACTTTTGATCCTTGGCAAATCACTGTTATTAATGATGAAGATTTTGGACATTACAGAGCATTCCAAGCATGGGCTCAGAACATTGCTCAGTATGGTGATTCATCAGGTTTAACTGATCCTTCATCTTACATGGGACAAGCAACTGTTTACCAACTTGGTAGAAATGTTGCAAGTCAGCAAACATCTAATAGTCCTGCCACTGATAGTAAAATTCTTGCTCAGTATAGATTTGTAGATATTTTCCCAACTGCAGTTGGGTCAATTGATCTATCATATGATTCTGATAATGCAATTGAAGAGTTTACTGTTGACTTTCAGGTACAATACTGGTATCCTGAAGCAGCAGGTGCTGGAGCCTGATAAATAAACATATAAGGTTTAACTTTTAATAATGGCAAGGTTATTTGGATTTTCTATAGAGGATACGGAAAAGATACCACCTGGTGTGGTATCTCCCATTCCTGAAAATAACGCAGATGGTTCAGACCACTATTTGACTAGTGGTTTTTTTGGATCGTATGTAGATATTGAAGGAATCTATAGAACTGAATTTGATTTAATCAAAAGATATAGGGAGATGGCACTCCAACCTGAGTGTGATAGTGCTATAGAAGATATTGTTAATGAAGCAATTGTATCTGATACTAACGATTCACCAGTAGAAATTGAGTTATCTAATCTTAATGCTAGTGATGGTATTAAAACTAAAATTAGAGAAGAGTTTAAGGCAGTTAAAGATCTATTAGATTTTGATAAAAAAGCACATGAAATCTATAGAAACTGGTATATAGATGGTAGATTATATTACCATAAAGTAATTGATTTAAAGAAACCAGAAGAAGGAATAGTTGAATTAAGATATATTGATTCAATGAAAATGAGATATGTAAGGCAGCAGAAGAAGCAGGATAAAGATATTAGAATGGCTAATATTAATAATGACAATCCTATGGAATATGAATTTCCTAAGATTGAAGAGTATTTTGTTTATAGTCCTAAGTCAACTTTCCCATCTCAAATGCCATCAGCAATGACTGGTGGTAATAAAGGAATTAAGATGACTAGGGATTCTGTTGCTTATTGCACCAGTGGATTAGTAGATAGAAACAAGGGGTCAACCTTATCATACTTACATAAAGCAATTAAAGCAGTCAATCAACTTAGAATGATTGAGGATAGTCTTGTTATATACAGATTATCAAGAGCACCAGAAAGAAGAATATTCTATATTGATGTAGGTAATCTTCCAAAAATTAAGGCAGAACAATACCTCAGAGACGTAATGATGAGGTATAGAAACAAGTTAGTATATAATGCTGACACTGGTGAGATTAAAGATGATAAGAAATACATGTCTATGTTGGAAGATTTCTGGCTACCACGTAGAGAAGGTGGTAGAGGAACTGAGATTACTACATTACCAGGTGGACAAAACTTAGGAGAAATCACTGATATTAAGTATTTCCAAGAGAAACTTTACAAGTCACTTAATGTTCCACCTACCAGAATAGGTGGAGATGGTGGTTTTAATTTAGGAAGATCATCTGAAATACTAAGAGATGAAGTTAAATTTAGTAAGTTTGTTGGTAGATTAAGGAAGAGATTTGCTAATCTATTCAATGATATTTTGAAAACTCAATTACTTCTTAAGAATGTAATTACCCCAGAAGACTGGGATATCATGAGTGAGCATATTCAGTATGACTTCCTCTATGATAACCATTTTGCAGAACTTAAAGATTCTGAATTAATGGCAGAAAGATTAACTATGGTGGCATCTGCTGAACCATATGTTGGTAGATACTTCTCACAAGATTATCTAAGACGTAAGATTCTTCGTCAGACTGATGAGGAAATTCTTGAACAGGATAAGATTATGAAGAAGGAAATTGCTGATGGAGTAGTTCCTGATCCAGCAATGATGATGGACCCCACTCAAGTAGAGGGAGAAACATCAATGGGTGGTGAAATGGGACAACTTCCTATGGAACCAGACATTAAAGATACAACCAAAACTAAGGTAGAAATGCCTAAGGGTGGTGAAATCTAATAAATAAACTATAAGCATTTAAAAACAATGGATGAATTAATGGATATGATTACCAAAGACGAGAGTCCTTCTGGAATCAGTGACGCTATTAAAGATGCTCTTTTTGCAAAGTCAGCAGACAAAATAGGTTCTCATAAAGATACTGTAGCAAATTCTCTTTTTGGATCTCCTGAAGAGGAAGAGCAATTACAAAAAGATGTAGAGGGTTATGCAGACACTATTGCAGGAACAGATAGAGAAGAACCAGAAATAGAGTCTGAACCAGAGGATGAAGAATAATTATAAATAAATAAAATGATTACTAAGAAATAGAATGGCTATAGCACTTGTTGGGATTGGGACTACTATTCATGCTACGACGACAGCCACTGCTCAATGTGCTGCCTTTACTCCCAAATCTAGATATTTAAGATTAACTGCCACTGGCACTGATATTAATGTAGCAATAGGAACTAATCCTCAGGTGGGGGCTGGTGATTTAATAATTCCTGAAGGAACTAGTGAAACATTATCTATAAGTAATGCTTCAGGTAGAGTAACTGGAATTACAACTGGTAATCCAACATTAATTGATTTTGCACAAGGGACTCAATCTCCCTTTGGAGTTGGTGATTATGTAACTTTGACAGAAGGTAATTCTTATTGGACTACCAATCTAGATGATGTACGTGTAAGTCAAGTATACACTGGTTCTGGTTCTGGTGGTTATTATAGTTCTAGAATTGCAGTAGAATTTAATTCTGGTGCATCAGGAGCTCCTGTTAATTTTGAACCTAATGGGGGACTTCTTAGAGCATCATTAAAAGTTGGTGCTAAAGCTCATAGAACTGGTATTGGAACCATTCACATTCAACAAGTTCAAGTCTCTGGAGACGCATAATGAAACTAATTAGAGAAGAAATCGAAACAGTTGAATTTATCGTCGAAAACAGAGGCGGTAAGAAACAACTTTACATTGAAGGAGTTTTTCTTCAAGGAAACATAAAGAACAGAAATGGTCGTATGTATCCAATGGAAACTCTGAGGAGAGAAGTTGGACGTTACAATGAGAACCATGTTCAATCAGGAAGAGCACTTGGAGAACTGGGACATCCAGAAGGTCCAACTGTTAATCTTGATAGAGTGTCCCACAAGATAGTATCACTTAAAGAAAGTGGTTCTAATTTTGTAGGAAAAGCAAAAATCCTTTCTACCCCTATGGGTAAAATTGCATCTTCATTAATAAGTGAAGGTGTAAAGTTAGGTGTTTCTTCAAGAGGTATTGGTTCACTGAAGCAAACTCGTGAAGGAATTAATGTTGTTGGTGAAGACTTTATGTTAGCAACAGCAGCAGATATAGTAGCTGATCCTTCAGCACCAGATGCATTTGTTTCTGGAATTATGGAAGGAAAAGACTGGGTATGGGATGGAGGTGTTCTTCGTGAGAAGTATGCTGAAAAAACATACAAAACGATCAATACTCTGGTTGATCAGAAAAAATTAGATGAGCATAAACTTAATTTATTTAACGACTTCTTATCAAAGTTATAAGTTATCTAAATAAATATAGTTTAATCGGATAATCAGAGGGTTTACAAATGTCTCGTGGAGATTTACAAGAAATGGAAGTAGGCACTAAGCAATCCAAAGGACCTGTTAATGCTAATGCAAAGCCAGGTGACCCAATGGAAAAGTTGAAAAATCCAGGTGATGGATTGTCAACTAGTTACGAAGATTTAGGTGGTCCTACACCAGAAAATTACAAACCAGATAATGATTCTGCGAAAATAAAGGAACCTCGGATTAAGACTGTGAGAGATGTAGTTAACAAAGGTGCAAAACCTGCTGAACCTATGAAAGGATTATCTGCTGGAGAAGCATTAAAATCAGGTGATGAAGTAGAACTAGAAGATAGTCAAGAAATAGTATCAGAAACAGAAGTAACTACAGAAGATACAGTAGAAACAGTAGAAATTGACATTGAAGCAGATGTCAATGCTCTTTTAGGTGGTGAAGAACTATCAGAAGAGTTTAGAGAAAAAGCAAAGACAGTTTTTGAAGCTGCTTTGCAGTCTAAGGTCAATCAGTTGGCTGAGGACATGCAAGCTAAATTTGATGAGAAGCTTGTAGAAGAGATAGAGTCAACTAAGTCTGAATTGGCAGAAAGAGTTGATGCTTATCTTGAGTATGTCTCAGAAGAGTGGTTCGTTGAA